TTATTCTTTAAGGATGAACAAGAAATTATTATGTTTTAATGCTAAACTACAAAATTTCACTGCAATCTTTCGTTTCCCTCGATTGATTGAAATACGTATGGTGTCTCGTGTAAAGACTCTAACAGCAAATTGAAGAAAATTCTTTGATATTGTATACGATCAAATATTTACAGTTCTGTGCGTCCGGGCATGGAATGCTTCAATAAGAGTCTTGAAATGTCGGAGCGGAGACGTTAAACCCGTTTCCAAAATGTAGAAAGTCGCACACAGCAACGATTATAAAACATCTTAAAAGATTATTTTACAAATTGTGTTGGTTCTGTTTTGCTCATGTTTTCCTCCGAGATTCTGCGACTTGAAACATTGCTACGTAGTTCAGAGGCAGAACGTCCGGCTGTTAACCGGGATGTCGTAGGTTCGATCCCTACCGTAGCAGCTTACAATTAAATACTTTGGGGTATCGCCAAAGTGGTTAAGGCACAGGACTTTGACTCCTGCATTTGTTGGTTCGAGTCCAACTACCCCAGCTTACGGGGCGTAATTCAGTTGGTAGAATGCGTGATTTGGGATCACGATGTCGCACGTTCGAGCCGTGTCGCTCCGATCAAGGCGGTATGACGGAACTGGCAGACGAATCGGACTTAAAATCCGATGCTTGTAGAAGCGTGTGGGTTCAAATCCCACTACCGCTATTAAAAAGTTTTTAGGAAGAAAGAATGAACAATAAAATTTCTGTTATTATTCCAGCTTATAATGCTGAGAAAACAATACAAAGAACATTATCTTCTTTGGTTGCGAATAAAGACTTTATTTATGAAGTACAGTTGATTGATGACCACAGCACTGATAAAACAGTAGAAAAAGCAAAAGAGTTTTATGATATTCTCCCACAGCTTTCTATCTGGTCGAGCGATGGTTTGCACAATCCGGGGTTAGCAAGAAAAACTGGTCTATTTCTATCAAGTGGCGATTTTGTCACATTTGTAGATGCAGATGATTGTGTGACTCCTACTTCATTTTACTATATAGATAAACAGATAGATGACGATACTCTTCTACTCCACACGAAAACAATGTATTTTGAGAGTGGAAGTTTTGTATCAGAAAACATTGGTTACATGGATAATTCATGTGGTGGAAATTTCTATAATCGCAAATATCTTTTGGATCGTGAATTGTTTCCGCACGATGAATTAACTCTTTCGGAAGATGAATATTTTAATGATATCATCCTCAAACAGATAAAGTGCGATAATCTTGAACACTGTATAAAACATTTTGATTATCCAGTATATCAAGTATATCACGACATTGATTTTGGTCAGTCTCATGCGATTCGGAATTGGGCTGATTATTGTGTCAAATCTCACTTGGAATACAAACAATATGTAGCCGATAGATTTAAAGATACAGAAATCAGAGATTTAATTATTGACGAATATTGCAACAACTTCATTTTTGCTTATTTCTTGTTTCAGGCTTTATTATTAGATAAGGACTTGGATCATGCAGAAGTAACTAATCAGATGATTCATTTTAAACGTGCTATATTATACTTTGACAATAACCTTAGTTCGAGAGAATACCTTGTAAATTATTATAATATCCATGAGGAAGAAACTGAAGGGCTTTGGGTAAGTGCTATGGATTGCACTGGAATTGAATTTGATGAATATTTGCAGTTCGATGAATTTGTTGAAGATTTATAAATAAGGGGCGGTATCCGAATAGGCATAGGAGGCTGTCTCAAAAACAGTTGGTGAAATACCAGTGTGGGTTCGAGTCCCACTCGCCCCATACAGATATGATTGGCTTGGCGGTCAATCGGCATATTGAAATAATCGCACTACATTCTTTTTGGATGTAGTGTTTTTTATATACAGAAAGAATCATAGAAAGGAGAATAATATGGCTGAAAACGAATTTGTGTGTCAGACTTGTGGTACTTCATACAAAACACAAAAGGGTAATTTTTCTCCATCAAAATCCTCCTTGTATGTTGGCAATAATGGGTACATTTGTACTTGTAAAAATTGCATGGATAAACTGTATGATAAATACGTTGAATTTTATGGTGGGGATGAAGAAGCTGCTATAAATCGTATTTGTCAGACATTTGATTTCTATTTTAACGAAAGTGCTTTTAATGCTTCTGAAAAGAGAGCGGAAAATAGAAGCAGAATTTCTTTTTATATTAGTAAAATCCAGATTAAACCACACTTAGGAAAAACTTATGACGATACTGTTAAAGAACAAAAATCTGACGCTATAAGTTCTTCTTCTGACTTGGAAGATTTTGACGAGATGGATGCAAAAGCTATGAAAAAGGCTGTTGCAGTGTGGGGATTAGGTTTTACTCCTGAACAGTACATTACCTTAAATGATCAGTTTGATGATTGGAAGTCTCGTGTTGTAATTGATAGTAAAACGAGGGAAACGCTCGTGCGAGAATTATGCATCATTAAACTACAAATGAATCTCGCACTAATGGAAAACAATGCGGACTTGTATTCTAAGTTAATGCGGACTTATCAGACCACTATGAAATCTGCAAATCTGCAACCACTGCAAGAAGATGCGAGTGATAAAGCTGCAGAAAAACCAATCGGCGTGATGATTCAAATGTTTGAAAATGAACGTCCTATACCAGAGCCAAGAGAAGAATGGAAAGATGTTGATGGAATTATTAAATATATAACCATTTATTTCTTAGGGCATTTGTGTAAGATGTTGAAATTGAAAAACCGCTACGCTTCTATGTATGAAGAAGAGATGGCTAAATATAGAGTTGAAATTCCTGAATTGGAAGAAGCAGATGATGAAGATGTGTTTGATTTCCTTGTGAATGGTGGTGTTACCGATGGCGAGGAAACAAACGAATAAAGAAGTATTAACCGCTGACTCAAAATATGAACGAATAATGGAAGGATTGGGAGCATGGATAAGCTATTATCGTGCGAATCCAGTCCGTTTTTTAATTGATTACTTTGGCATGGAATGGATCAGACCATTTCAGCAAGTAATGATTATGTTCATGTTTCGCAGTAACTATCTTATGACGATAGCGAGTCGTGGTATGGGAAAAAGTATGATTGTTGCTGCTTTTCTCTGTGCTTACTGCACACTTTATCCGGGAACAAAAGTATGTATTGCTGCCGGACAGCGTGGACAGTCTATCAATGTCTTGTTAAAGATAGTTGAAGAATTTATGCCACAATCTCCAAATCTGCGAAATGAAATATTAAAGACAAATACATCTCCAAGTGAAGGTTATATTTATTGGAAAAATGGTTCTGTGATAAAGGTAGTTACGGCGAGAGATTCTGCACGTTCTGCCAGAGCGCACATTATCATCATGGATGAATTTAGACTTATTGATAAAAGTGTTGTTGACAAGGTTTTGAGAAAATTTAAAGCCGGACAGCGTAGACCTAATTTCTATAATAAGCCTGAATATGATGATAAAGTTGAAGCCAATAAGATCAAATATCCCAAAGAGCCAAACAAGGAGATTTATCTTAGTAGTGCATATTACAAATATCATTGGTCATGGGCGAAATTCAAAGCGTTCTTTAAATCAATGATTAAAGGCGAAAGCTATATGGTTTTTGGCTTTCCGTATCAATTACCTGTTGCGGAAGGGTATTATCCAGAAGAACAGATACGAGAAGAAATGCAAGAGGACGATTTTGATTCTATTGCGTGGTCGATGGAAATGGATTCCTTGTTCTGGGGTTCATCAGAAAAGGCATTCTTCAATTTTGATTATATAGATAGAGTACGAAGAATCTCAAAAGCACTTTATCCGAAACCATATTATGCATTATTAAATGATCCAAAATATAAATATGAACCAAAGCGGAACGGAGAAATCCGACTGCTTGCAATGGATATTGCGACACAAGGCGGTGCGAAAAATGACGCAACTTGTTTTGTTGTTATGCAGTTAATTCCGACTTTAAGCAATCAATACATACGAAATGTTGTTTATCTTACAACATTAGATGGTGGTCATACATTCGACCAAGCATTAACGGCAAGGCGTTTGTTTGATGATTTTGATTGTGATTATATCATAGTTGATACTAACGGGGTTGGTGTGGGTGAACTTCCAAAAATAAAACGCCCACGTAAAAGTGCAGAATTAAGCTGGGAGGCTGAAATGCTAATCAGAGTCCGAAGGCTGTGTTTAAAAGCGCAGTCAGGCGCAACGCATAGTCGGTGAACCTACATTGTAGAATATAATCCGACCACGAGGCTGCACTCATTATATTTAATAGAGCAATAGTTATGCTCTGAAAGGAGCGTGATTATATTGCTTATTTCAACAGAAATTGAAACCAAATGGAATCCGAAAACAAAGAAATATTATGAATCACTTGGATATAAATATACTAAAATTGGTGATTCATTTTTTGTAAAGGTTAGCGATTTAAAGGATGGTTCAAATGAACGAGTTCTTTGTAAGTGCGATTACTGTGGAGAAATATTTGATATTGTTTGGCATAGCTACATTACATTAAAAAAGAAAAAGAACAATAAAGATTGTTGCGGAAATCCAAAATGTACAGGATTAAAAGCGGAAGAAAGTATGTTAATGCTACATGGTGTTAGAAATGCAAGAGAACTTGAATCAACTAATGAAAAAATAAAGCAGACAAATTTAAAAAAATATGGTTGCGAGAATCCATTTGGTAACAAAGATGTTCAAAGGAAAATTGCTGAAACTAATATTGAAAAATATGGTGTTTCTGTTCCAACAAAGAGTGAAGAAATAAAAGAAAAGTCAAAACAGACTTGTCTCGAAAAATATGGTGCTTCGTCATATCTTGCTTATTACTCTATTACTCACAAAGGAGAATTAAATCCAAAATGGAAAGGTGGCGTTGATTACCATAGAGTTGAAAGAGCAACAGATGGATATAGAGTCTGGAGAAAAGCTGTTTTTGATAGAGATCATTATACTTGTCAGTGTTGTGGCAATATAAGTTCAAAAGGCAATGCGGTGGAATTACACGCACATCATCTTTTAAATTGGAAAGATAACATAGATGCCAGATATGACATATCTAATGGAATAACTTTATGTGATAAATGTCATTATGAATTTCACTCTAAGTATGGAAAATCAAATAATACAAAAGAACAATTTGATGAATTTATAAATATGATGAAAAAGGTATGCTGAACTTCACGGGAATAAAACTGTGAGAATTATAGGATAAAAAACCTATAAGATAACAAATGGTTTTTGACAATCTCGTAATAGATCAAGTTGACGATGAAAGAAATATCGTTTACCCGGCATGGTCATGTATCAATGATGAAAAAATGGCTGAAAGGTGTAAAGAGCCAGAATCCGAAAAACTTATTTATAGTATAAAAGCAACCGCTCAATTCAATTCTGATGCAGCGGTTTATTTGCGTGACTGTATTCAACGTGGAAAAGTTCGACTGCTAATCAATGAAATTGAAGCAAATGAACAACTTAACAAGAGCAAACAATATCAGTCTCTTTTGGTTGATGATCAGGTTATGTTCCAAGAACCATATTATCAGACAACTGCAATGATTCAGGAAATGGTCAATCTTGACTATACCACTGTCAACGGAAAAATTAAGGTTGTTGAAGCATCTGGTATGAGAAAGGATAGATATTCTGCTATCTCATATGCTAATTACATTGCAACTGAATTGGAAAGAGATATTAAAGCTGCTGCCGATGAATACGGCTACGTTACATTTATAAATTAAAGGAGGTTGCCGAATGGCTGAACAGACAAATTTGCCGAACAAAAACGGCAACCAGAACAAAAAAAGTTCTAATTACAAAAAAAGAAAAAATTACCATAACAAACAGCAAACAAATAATGTTGAAACAAATGCTTATGGTTATAACACTTCTCTCCCCTACTTACGGGTAGTTTTAGGAGACTACATGGATGATCTTCCTTGTTCAATCCATGAAATCAGAAGATACGCAAGAAACCCTCAATTCTATAATAAAGAACTTAGAGATTTAGCATGGTGGGCTTATAGCATAAATGGCAGTGTTAGAAGTGCTATAAATTATATCTGTACAATGCATACACTTGATAAAGTCGTAGTATGCAAGAGTGGCAAAATCGGGAAAGAACGCCCTCGTAATTTTGCGAAAAACAGAAAGAAAATGATTTCTGTCTTAAATACAATTAACTATAAGAAGCAGATAAGAGATAATCTGATGAAAGATGCTAATGATGGTACGGCGTTCTATTATTTTGAAACAGTAAATCGCCCACTTAGTAATGAGAAGTTTTTATCAGATATAGATGTTGAGAATATTGTAGAAATCAATGAGTTGGGTGTAAATGCATCTATAATTTCATTACCTGTTGATTGGTGCAAAATTGTAAATAAAAAGAATAACTCATATGTTGCTGCTTTTAATCTAAGGTATTTCGATTTGTTCACTGCAAAGGAACTTGAAGCAAGATTGCAAGCGATGCCACAAGAAATCAGAGAAGCATATCTTGAAAGAAAAGATAGTGGTCTGATAAATCCTTGGGTTGTTCTTGACAACAACAATACGATTGTAACGAAAGTTAACGCAACAGAAAATCAGCCGTGGGGCGTTCCAATGGCTGTTACGGCGTTTGATGATATTCTGTATGCTGATTATTTTGTGAATACAAAACGTTCTGTATTGGACAATGTAAATAACCAGATTATTTATATGACTTTCCCGGAAGGAAAGGAAAAAGGAACATCTTCTCTTAGTAGAGATCAACAAAAAGATCAGCATGAAAAGGTAAAGTCTGCAATCGTAAACAGGAAAAGTAAATCAGGTATTTCTTTCTTCTCTCTTGCGAGTGGAACAAAACTCAACAAGATGGAAGTTGATATAGATATTTTTGACGAAAAGAACGAAAGTACAATTAAAGATGCTGTTCCGGCAGATTTGGGTATGAGTTCTGCAAGTCTTGATGGAAATACAAAAGGAAATTATGCGACTGCAACATTAAACTTAGAATTGGTTGCTGGATATGTTTATACATGGATTGAGAACTATATGAGTGAACTCAATAAATGTATAAATGCAAACATTATTAAAGATTCATCTTGCGTAGTAGACTGTTATATCCTTCCTATCACATTTGCGAATAGGGATAAACAGGTTCAATATATGAAAGATTTATATTCAAGTGGCAAAGGTTCATTACTTGCATGGATCAGTGCAGCCGGATTTGATTCCGATGCCTATATTTCACTTATGGACTATGAACTTGAATGTGATTTTGAAAATAAATACCCTGTTCATGCTACATCATATACAATGAGCAACAAGGACAAGGACGATTCTACTGTTGGTCGTGAAAAGATAGATAATCCAACCAACGAGAATACGATACAGTCGCAATCTTCTAATTCTAACGAGAATCCTAAACCAAGTACATAATGAAAGGAAATTGCGATGAAGAAACAGAAAAACATTATCTGTCGGTCTGTTTTTAATCCGGGTATTGCAAGACGCTTGTTAAAGGCTGGTAATCCAATCTTTGATATTAAGCCGAAGAAAGAAATGCCGGATGCTTCTATCTTTTTATTTGAAGAAACAGATAAATTCAAGGCAGATTTAGCCGACATTCTGTCAAAAACTGGCAGTGATGAAACGGTTGATTAAATTCATGCTAAAAGACACGCTTTCCGTGTTTTTTATATAAATAAATTGGAGGCGCACGTTATGAATGAAATTCAAAAAAGGGATATTGACATGAGGATTGTTGAAATATCACAGTCTGATTTTCAGCATAAATCCCAAGCCACTAATCCAAACGGACGCCGCTATTTGAAGATGGTTTTGCATGAGATTTATCCTGATACATCACATTGGAATGAAAACGGCATTACATATCTTGAACAATATACAAGAGACAATGCGGAAAGTGTAAAAGGGATGCCATTGTGCGCTCAATTCCTTGACGATTCAAAGAAAACTCCATACGGACATGGAATGACTGGTCGGATTAAGAATATGCCGACTTTTGAAAATTCTATCCAAGTTGGTTGTTTTGATAATTGGTCGATTGAGGACTTAGAGATTAAAGGTCGGGTCAGAAGGTGCTTATGTGCTACTGGTTATCTCAATGAAGCACGTTATCCGAGATTTGTCAAATGGATATTAGACAAAGTTAATAATGGCGAAGAAATATGTGGTAGTGTCGAATTTGTCGGCACAAAGGAAAATGATGGCGAAATTATCTATGACGGTGGCTGGAAGGAAAAAGGACGTATTCCTATGGTTTATGACTATAGTGGATATTGTATTTTATCTATCACACCTTCAGATTCAGCAGCCGTGTTGGTTGAATTAAACCAAGTGAATAAAGAAGCTATGAATTTCAATAAGGAGGTTTCAACAATGGTTGAACTGAATGAAGAAATGAAAGCTGTTGTTTCCGAGTTAAAGACAGAAATTCTTGCTGCTATGCATGATTCTAATGTCGCAGAATTAAATTCTCAGATTGAGGAAAAAGATTCTAAGATTGACGAACTCAATCAAAAGATTGATGCACTTAGCGCAGATATTGAAGCTAAAACTACAGAAATTGCAGACTTGAATGAAAAAGTCGCAACTGCTGAAAAAGCTACTATTGATAAAGAAGCTGAACTTAATGCAAAGATTGATGAAATCAATGCTGATAAGGAGAAGGTAGTTGAAGAACTGAATGAGTTGAAAAAGGCAAATAAGATTGCTGAACTGAACTCTGCTCTCTCTGCTTATACAGAAGATCAGAAAGCATATGCAAAGGAAGAAATCGAAAAGTTTAATGCCGATCCTTTCTCTGTTGAAATCAATTCTATAGTGGAAAAGATTGATGCTACATCTTATAGAAAGATGCGTGAAGCGAATGAAGCAAAACGAATTGCTGAAACCAACTCCAAAAACGAATTTGATGATATTATTGCGAACATCGACCCTATTATCAACGATAAGAAGGAAGTCGAAGATTTTGATGTGTTCGCATAATTGAAAGGAGAACTCTACAATGATTAAATTCCGTGAATTGGGCGCATACAAGAACGCCAAGAATATCGGTTATTGCAAAGCAACCGTTGAAATGCATAACGGACAGGCAGCGGAGTTTGACTTAGCAGCAAAGACAGCAAAGCATCCGACAGCGGCTACTACTGCTGGTCTTGCTATTGTTATGAACTCTATTGAAAAGCCTGAAATTCTTAGCCCAAATGAGTACGTTATCGAAATTGGTGAATATCCTCGTCTGTTTACTCTTGAATCACTGAGAGGTGAAATTCTTGATATGGACATGGATCAGGTTACTGGTAATTATGAAGATATCGAAGCTGGGGTTAAGCTGACTCCTAAGACTGATGGTACTTGGGAAATCAAAGAAACAGTTACTAACTATCCTGCATATTTGGAAGTTGTTGATTTAACTTCATTTAATGGTGAAGGATTTGGTGCGAAGGTTGTTCTTGCCTAATCGCTAAAAGTTAGTAATCGAAAGGAGAAATAAATACAATGAATACAAACATTGAATTGAATACATCCATTGAACTGGTTAATCCTGTTAAGGATAATGTAGTCATCAAGGATGAAGCAAAGTTCAAGACAATGGTTGAAATCTGTTCTGCCCTTTTCTATGGCAACGATGCCGGGAAGTTTGGCGCACAGAAGGATGCCGTAGCTAAAAAGCTGATGTCTCTGGGCGAAGCTGCTGAAATGGGTGACTATAAGGCTCGTGCTGAAATCAATGCTATTGTTAAGTTTATGATTGAGCCGAAGCTGCTTGAAGCGATGAAGGTGTTTGATTTCTTAGGAAATTATCATCAGATTCGTTATGATGAACAGCCAAGGGTTAAGACTTACAATTATGAGAATCTGGATGCTCGTATTCAGGCTGCAAATTCCGATGTAAGTTTTGCTGGTAAGAACTGGATTGAATATCCTGTTGCAACTCGTACAATCTCTTCTGGTATGGTAATTGATTACCGTGAACTGGCTGCTGGTAACTTCGATGGCACTATCGCTGAAGAAGCTGATCAGGTTCAGATTGATATGAACAACAAGGGTGTTGCTTATGTTCTTGGTGTTCTGAAGAACTCTCTGGCTAACAACACTAAATATGTGAAGAATTACGCTACTTACACTGGCACAACTCCTACAAAACAGGCTGTTGATGGTATGATTAAGAAGATGCGTAGAATGGGTAAGGTTTCTATCCTTGGCGATTATGCTGTTCTGTCTGCTATTTGCGATTGGAATGGTTATAAGACTGTTGGTAATGATACTCTTCCGTTCTTCACTCCTGCACAAGTTGAAGAAATTGCAAAGGTTGGTCTGAACGGATTCTATAATGGATGCGCTCTGGTTGAACTTGCAAATCCTTACAACTATACAAAACCGCTTGCTGATAAGTCTGGTTTCGAGACTTACTATGCTGATGACGAACTGTACTTCACTGCTGCTGGCGTGAATAGTCCTCTGCATATTTTCAGACGTGGTGGTATTACTACTATGTCTGGTAACGATGTTGAGACTGGAACAATCAAGACTCGTTTTGATGTTGAGATTGGTGCTGACGTAGTTAAGGGTCGTGAGTTTGAAATTGGTATGCTTGCGGCACAGTAAGAAAGATTCCGATTCAACAACGATATAAATACATGGTTAAGTAGTGGGGTAAGATACTCCACTACTTTTCCTGATTAAGAAAGGACTTAAAAAGTATATGGCAAATAAAGCTAACACGAAAAGTGTTGATATAGAAACTACTGAAAATAACGATGTAGTTGAAAAAGAAGAAAAGGTTGTAAAGACAACCACACGAAAACCTGCACCAAAGAAAACTGTTGACGATATTAGACCATCAGACCGTGTAAGTATTGATAACCTTTGCGATTGGGTGATTTCATTTGAATCTTATGAAAATGGTCGTGGAATTGACATTCCCGATGGTGTAAAAAATTATAAAAATCTGACTGTTTCTGAAGTTGATGCACAGGTTAAGACTGGAAATATAGGTTTTGTTGGAACAGATGGATTTGGTTCTCACGCCCCGTTTAAGATTAACGATCCTGTTATTCGTGAGTATGTATTTGGAGAGCCTGTTGATCCAGTTCAACTTACAGAAGATGCAGTTAAAGAATTACTTGCTATTCAAAATAAGCAGAAATTCTATGATGCTCTTAATTCTTTGGTCGTTACAAAGGCTGAAAAGAGAATGATTGTTCGATTGGTTGAAAGGGTTGGAATGGACGATGTTCCGGCTTATCAGATTGCAGCAATCGAAAAGATTAGTGGAATCAAATTTAACTAAAACATGAAAGGATGGTGGATTAAATGACCACTTATGAAGATGTCGTTAATGCTTTTGAATCCATCATCAAAAGTAAATATGTTTTGGCTGATGGATTAGTTGAGCAATGGTTTAAAAATGCCATTGGAGAATATGAGTTAAATATTGGAAAGTTAGGATATGACGCTGATGAAATGGGATTTTTATTATCAGATGGTGAAAGTACATTTTTTGATAGCAAAGGCAATCTGTCAAATCATGTAATCCTTAACCTTGCTGAACTTATGAAGTCGTATTATATGCAACAAGAACGTAGACGTGTAAATCAGCTTAACAACATTATCGGAAAAGATATTTCCTTAAATGGCACAGGTGATACGAAAAAGTATACTGCTGCAGAAGCTGATGGCGTTGATAGTAAAGTTGCAGATTTCTTCCAGAAGCAGAAACCTCCAGCATATGTGTGAGGTGATCTGTTTTGGCGAAAGAATGGTATTTAATGAGTAGTCCACCTATTTATAACGGTGGGTATGAAGGTGAAGAATGGGTGAATTATGCTCGTGACGGATTTGATGAATTACTTGATACTTCAATGTTGTGCGACAATGTTGAATTGATTACAAGTGATTTTTCTGTTATAACTCCGGCAAAAGCTGTTGTTCAGAGCGTGACCGAAAATACTGCTCTGAAATTAGAAGATCGCCAAATTCTTGTACCTATTGGAACTCTCACAGGAGAAATCGTTTATTCTTATGTGAGATTTGATGGCGTGGTATGGCTTATTGATTCTGAACCAACGAATAATAAGTTTTATGAAAAAGCACCATTGAAATTATGTAACAATCAGTTAAGATGGCAAGATTCAGAAACTAAGATAATTAAAGAATACTGGTATTGGGCTGAAGATGTAACAAGATATAGTTCTGGTGTATTCAAGGGAAATCTTGTAATTCAATACGATAAACAGTATTCTATTCATCTTCCAATGGATGTTCACACTCGTAAATTGCATGATGGTATGCGGTTTATGATGGAGAAATCAGATGATATGCCGTTGGTATGTAAATTAACAAAGTTTGATGGTATCACTGGAAACAATAAAACTGTCAAAGTTCTGAAATTGACATTAACACAGACTGTTTATGATAAAGAAGTAGATAATGCAGATTTAATGATTGCGGATTATTATGAAAGATCACCAGAAAGTGAATCTGCTGAATATAATTGCCGTATTGATTTTGAATCTGATGAAATTGCAGTTTCTTCATTTGGCGAATTTACTGCATTCTTGACAGACAATGAAGGATCGGAAATTGATACTCCTATTGTTTGGAATATTACTTCTGATGAATTTGATGTAAGTTGTTTGAAAATAACTGATAAGGGTAGCAATACAATTCGTATTGCGGTTAAGAACGATAAGTCGTTGATTGGTAAAACATTCGATTTGAATGCCACGTTGGATGAAAACATTTTGGCTACTGTCAAAGTGTCTATTATTCCGCTTTGGTAATGGAGGAATGAAATGAATAAAGAATATGAAGATTTTGACATAAATTCCTTTAAGACAGCGGTAATAAATACTATCATCGAAAACAACGAGATTGTTTACCAACTCGATAAAGATTGTATAGATTCTGGTGGCAAATTGCTATATGAAAAGATATTCCCATATCTGCAAAATCCAGAAACGGTTGAAACTACTGACCCATTCATCTGTTTCCGGGTTAATCATTCTCGCACTCCAAACTATTTTATCGAAGATATAAATATTGAAGTGGATGTAATTTGTCACGAAAAAGGTATGAAGAGAAAGGTACGGAGTTACGAAACTGGAGAATATTTGTCTGGCACAGTGATAGATATTATTGCTGAAGAGATCAAAAAATCTTTGGTGGGATTAGATACAAACTGGTTAGGAGAACTCGAATTATATTCCAATACGGAAAGTGTTCTTTATTATGAATATCCTTGCCGTATACTGACATTTGAAGCGAAGAAGGAATCATATGCACATCACAAGTGATTCAATGCAAGCTAACCTATTGTACAGTACCCCATTTCACTATACCGACAAAAACAATACATTCGATCTGGTTTTATACCCTGTTACAATGGAGAATATACTTGAATTTAGTATATTTAAACAAGCTATTTTAGTGCGGAAGAATAGCTATTTTCCAGTTAAAAAAGTAATCAAGATGTCGTATCTTGAATTTTTATATTTCGCATATGATAATGTGGAATTTGCCGCACAATATGCTATGCCCTTTCTCCCGGCATATTATATCTTTGCTTTTGAACTTCTTAGAATGGTATTTAAGGATCAAGAAGTAGAAGCGAGGTCTGATAAAGGGGGATTCCGTATAAATGGTGTCGAAATAAACGATGACCAATTTGATGATATACGCAGAATCATCATCCTACAAAATGGGATAGATTTTGATATAGACGAATTTATCCATTACGATACAGAACAAGAACTTCTAAAAGCACAAGAAGCACTATCCAAGAACAAGGATAACTCGACCATAGAAGATTATATTGATTCTGTTTGTGTGGCTCTAAATCGTACAGAGCGTGATGTTAAAGACATGACTATACGCAAATTTTGGCGGTATATCAAACGTATAAATAAACTTGATGTTTATAGAGCAATGAAGTCCGCTGAAAGCACTGGTATGGTTAAATTCAAAGAACCTATTCAATATTGGATGTCCACGATTGAAGAAAAAGACAGGTTCTCTGATGTCAAGACTGATGCTGAAACAATTAGAAATATGATTAGTTAATGCTAATTCAACATAGGAGGAATGGCAAATTATGAATACAAAAGGTAAAGAATTTGTCGTATCTGTTGCTGACTTTGCGTTCTATGTAAATGACGTTCTGGCTTGCACAGGTACAACCAACCTTAGTTCTTCTATTTCCGTTTCTATGCAGGAACAGGCTATTAATGCTGGTAAGGGTAATCAGAAGGTTTTCTCTTACAAGTATGGTCGTGAACTGACTGTTGAACTTGAAGCTGCTGATTGGAAGTTAGAGTACATTGCTATGCAGACTGGTTCACAGATTGAGAAGGGAATCAAGGATTTCTATAAACTGAATGAATGTATCACTCTGACTAATGGTGTTGGTACACTTGGCGAAACTCCGATTGGTAAGGTTGGTATTGAACTGCCTAACAGAACTTTCGTTGAAGTTACGCCGGAAGGAAAACAGATTGATCTTACAAGATATGGTCTTGGTACTGGTGAAGTCGTTGTTCGTGCAACATATCAGTATAAAGTAATGTCTAAGAGAATCACTATTGATGCTGAATCTACACCTTACATTGGTAAGCTGGTGCTTCAGGCTGATAAGCACAATAGTAAGAAAGGTAAGATTGGTACTGTTGAAATCGTAGTTCCGTCTTATTCTCTGGATGGTAACTTTGATATTTCCTTTACACCTGATGGTGTTGTAAGTACCCAGATTTCTGGTGGCGCACTTGCTGTTGAAGGTGATACTTGTGCAGACGGTAACGCTGTTTATGCATATGTAACTGAAATCGACACAACCGATGCTGCTGATACTGATGCTTATTCTGAAATCGTTATTGTTGCTCCATCTAAGTCCGTAGAAGTTAGTGGAACAATTCAGCTTTCAGTTGAAGGAATTATCGGTGCAATGTACAAGCCAGTTGAACTTGAAGCTACTGATGTGACATTTGCATCCAATGCAGACAGTGTTGCAACAGTTACTGATGCTGGACTTGTGACTGGTGTTGCTGAAGGGTCTGCGAAGATTACTGCTGCAACTACCGATGGTCTGACAGACGAAGTGACAATTACTGTCGTTGCTTCTTAATAAAACTGAAATTTTATATAGCGGATGGCTTTAAGCTGTCCGCTATTTTTCAACAAAAGAAAGGAGCAACAAAGTAATGGATTTTGAAAACTATGTGGAAACTCCCACCTTGGAAGTTGACAAAGAAGCGGAAATTTCCGCACCTGATGAAAAAGTAAAAGAAAAAGTTGAAAAGAAAAATAGAAACAAGAAGCCGACCAAATCAACAAAAGAATGTAAGGTACTTGCTTTTATCAAGGCACAGCATTTTATGATTATCTCTTTTGATGGTTTTGGAATTAGAATTGATGGAATTGACGATGATCCGGGTGAAACTGTTATGGTTGAATATTCCGGCAAAATCGGCACTCCTGATTTCAAGATTGAGATAAAGTAATGAATACTTGCAGATACACATTATTCAAGCACAGTGAGAAAACTGATAAAGATATGTTATTCTGCCTTAACGAAAAGTGTGTAACTGATTCGCAGAAACTTTGTCTCTGTCAGCGATATTGTTCAGATAAAGGATATTACATCGCACATAATCAAGATAAACGGCATTGTAAATATTTTGAAGAATAGCTGGCATGGACATTGGTCTGTGCCAGTGTTTAATACCTTCAGTAAAGGTTAGAAGAATAACTTTTTCCGACTTTTCCTGAAGGTATTATTTTTTACGCAAATATTATAGTGCTTTTATCGCACTGTATTTCTAATAGAAAGTGGCATTCAGCCAAACAAAGAAAGGACATTTAATATGACACAGAAAGAATTAGCAGAAATGTATGGAATTAAACCTCGCAGAGTTGGTTTAAGAGATAAGAAGAAAGCTGTCGAAATTTGCACAAAAATTTTGAAATGTCATAAATGCGGAGAAAGTATGCATTGGGTCGAAGGAACAAATATTTGTGTCTGCCCTACTTGTACATACTCCACAGGAAAGAAAGAAAACAAGAAAGTATTCAGTGTCTATAAGACAATCTCTGAAAAAAGCAAAAAGTTTTTGACAGAGAATTATGACACATTCATCAAAGCAAGTACAAAGAAAGAAGAAAGTGAGGCTGAATAATAATGATAATGACTGCAACATATACAGTGGACGGAAAAGAGAAAATGTTTAAGTATGAGGACGATCCGCTATTCATAAATATTATTACTGCTATCGAAACAATCGCAAATGCTGTCGTAAATGATGGGAAGTACAGACCATATCTTTTGAAGTATATGACTGAACTGAATATTGTTGGATCATTCACAGATATTAAGTTGCCAGAAGATATTAATGACTGCTACGCCTTTCTTCGAGAAAGCGACATTGGAAGTATTCTTCGCACCAAAATGCCAGACACATATGCATTTATAGAGGATTCTGTTGAAGAACTGGTGAACTTCAACAAGGAGTCTGCAATTAAGCGCACTAAAATTGATGATCTGCTTGATGCTCTTCTGCACCTTATCGGCACTCTTAATTCCGAATTTGAAGGTCTTGATATGAATGATGTTCTGACAAGAATGGAGAAAGTCGGATTTTTGCCGAATATGAATGAGAATGAAATTGCAACTGCGATTCTGAATCAGATTGCAAAAGAAGAAAAGGAAAACGAATCTGCTTCAGCAGATTCTTCCGATAAAATTGTAGAAATGCCGAAAGCCAATGAGTAAGGGTAGTGTTTCGCTACCCTTTCTCGCACCGCAAATCTTGCACTGCATTATTGGCACTGACAGAAAGGATGGTGAAACATGGCACGAACTACTGTATACAATCAGATAACCGATGATGAAAAAATTAAACAGATAAACCCGGAGAATAAACAATTAGCAGAGGATTTTCTTGATTACTTATCTTCTATTGATCGTTCGCCGGGTACAATTCGTGGATATAAAAATGACTTAGATATTTTTTTCGTGTGGAATCTCGAACACAACGGAGATAAGAACTTTATTGATATTAAGAAACGTGAATTTGCACGTTTTCAAGGATATGCTTTGAATGAATGGGGATGGGGTTCTCGTAGGATTAGACGTGTAAAATCAGCGATAAGTAGTATGTCTAATTTTATTGAGAACATTCTTTCTGATGAAGATGAAGATTTTGAAGATTATCGTTCAGTAATTAAAAAGATAGAATCGCCACCAAACGAAGCTATTCGTGAAAAAACTGTATTATCAGATGAAGAAGTAGATGATTTTCTTGAAGAGTTAGTTTCACAAGGAAAGTATCAAAAGGCTTGCGTTTTTGCTTTGGCTGCTATGAGTGGTGCAAGAAAGTCGGAGTTACTTAGATTTAAGATGGAATTTTTCTCTGATGAAAATTTAGTGTTTAACGGTGCTTTATATAAGACACCTAAAATAAAAACAAAAGGTCGTGGAAAAAATGGAAAAATGATTAACAAGTACGTTTTATGCGACTTTAAGAAATACTTTGATCTATGGATGAATGAGCGTACCAAATTAGGAATAGAAAGTGAATGGTTGTTTGTATCAAATAACAATGGGGTATGGGAACAAATGAAGGTCGCAACGCTTAATAGTTGGGCTAAATCATTTTCAAGAATGTTAAAAAAGGACTTCTATTTCCATTGTAATCGTCATTATTTATGTAGCAAAATGAAACGCTACAATATTCCAGATAATGTCATTCAAGAGTTTTTTGAGTGGTCAACAACCGACATGGTAAATATCTATAATGATAATAATGCGACAGATGAATTTGGAAAGTATTTTTCAAAGAATGGTCTTGTTGAAGGTAAGGAAGGATCACTTTCTGATATGGGTGGTTGATATGGGCGCACTGGATTCTATAAGACAAAAAATACAACAAGAAGCAATGGCTGCAATTACAGAAGCAGAAAGCAAAGGCAAAATTGCGACTGAAAATAATGTTCATAGCTTCTACTCTTCAAGTGGTACTGGTCGATATAAGAGAACTGGTCAGTTAGGTAATTCAACAAAATCGACTGGTGTATCTGGCGGTGGAAATCATTATACTGCAAGAATTTATCTTGATGTGGCTGGAACATCCTATAAAGTTCCAAATCCAGCTTTTGATCCACCATATGCGAGTTATTTTAGTTCTCAGGAAGTGTTTGATGCCGCAGAAGCCGGAGGCGCACATATTGCTGGTAAACCCGGATTCTGGGCTAAATCTGAAAAGGAAATTGAACAAGCACTTTATGAAGCGGCTGGTAGACACTTTAGTTAAATCTGCTCCTTTTGGAGTAATTACACTATGAAAGGAGTGTGATGAAAGATATGGCTGATTTTACCGCAACAGTAAATGTTGACATTAACGATAGTCAGCTAACGAGTGTCGAGCAACGATTAGACGCTTTAAATAATAAAAAAGTTACGGTCAATCTTGATGGTTTGAATAATATTCAAAATCAACTTAATCAATTAAATAATATCAAGATTGATAAGCTAAATGTAAACACTGGTACTATCACACAAACTTTCAATCGGGTAGGGCAAAATGCTGGAAGGTCGTTTGCAAATTCTTTCAAAAACGGCATATCCGATTTGAATATGCAGAGGTTGACTACTGGTATCAGTGAACTTGAAACAAAATTCCAATCTCTTGGAGACAAAGGAAGTTCTTTTTCTCAAAAACTCGCACAGCTTCGTTCTGAAATAGAGAACTTTGATCGAAGTGCTACACCTAAACAACAAGAACAAATGTTTAGGCAGTTAGAGACTGAACTTTCTCAAATGAATTTAAAATATCGTGAGTTGAATGCAGAAGCTAAAAGTGCTGCACAATCTATGTCTATGATTTCCGGGAAAAACATTCTTGGTAATCAAATACAGACATGGATGAATAACAACACTAAAGCTGCAAAAGTGTATGCAACTCAACTTGAACAACTTCAGCAAAGATTAAAGTCAGTTTCCTCAAAGGGCGAACTTACTGCCTTAAAGTCTGAATTTGCCGAACTGAAATCACTGGCAAGTGCTGAAGGTCTGACTGGCAAGGGTATATTCGGACAGCTATTTTCCAACATTAGTAAACTAAGTCCTATGTTCGGCATGGGTGCGATGATCGCCACTGGAGTACGTGAACTTAAATCCATGTACAACAGTGTTGTCGAACTTGATACCGCACTTGTTGACCTTCAAAAGACTTCTACTGCATCGGCAAGTCAGTTAAATCAGTTTTATACAGATGCCAACCAGATAGCAAAGGATTACGGCACTACAACCAAACAGATAATTCAATCTGCTGCTGATTGGTCGAGATTAGGCTATAACTTACAAGACAGTAAGACAATGAGCAAGCTGTCAAGTCAGTTTGCGGCAATTTCACCGGGCGTTTCGGTGGAGGATGCGACTTCAGGGCTTGTGTCGATCATGAAAAGCTACGGGATTTCGGCAGAAGATGCCCTTGACGGTATCATGTCGAAAATCAACATTGTCGGTAACTCGTTCGCAGTAAGTAACGGCGATGTGCTGGAAGGTCTAAAACGTTCAAGTGCTGCCATGTCTGCAATGGATCAAGACCTTGATTCTACTGTTGCGCTTTTCACAGGAATGAACGAAGTTCTGCAGAATGCGGAAACTTCAGGAACAATTCTGCGAAACATGGCGTTAAGGATCAGGGGATTTGACGAAGAAACAGAACAGCTTTCCGATGATCTTGTAAACATAAATGGTAAGATTATTGATTACACTAAGACCGCCCAAAACGCACAAGGTGTATCAATCTTTACTGATGCGTCACAGACTCAATATAAGGACTTCATAACTTATTTTAATGAATTGGCTGACGCTTATCAGTACATGGACGCTAAGAGCCGACAGGGGCTTTTAAATGACTTATTCGGCAAGAGGGGCGCACAAGGTGGTGCGGCAATCCTTCAGAACATAGATACAGTCAATGCAGCCCTTGAAAAGATGTCAAATAGTGCCGGGAATGCTGATGCGGAAATGGAAATCATCCAAAACAGAATCGAATACAAGACAAATGCTCTGAAAGAATCTTTTGTTGGTATTGGACAGAATATTTTCCAGCGTGATACAGTCGGCGGTATTATTGATGATCTGACCAGCGTTGTTACTGCGATTGATAAAGTTACTGAAAGTGTCGGCTTGCTTGGAACAGTCGGCGGCGGTGCTGGAATTGTCGCACTGATAAAGAATTTCGGCAAAATAAAGACCTTCATGGTCGAAGAAATGGCACTTCAATCTTCACTTGCTGCAATGTCCGGCGTTCAATCAGGTGGATTTTTCGGCGCAATGGCGATTGGTGCAAAGTCTCTTTTGGCTGCCCTTGCCCCGTTAGCACCCGTAATTATCGGCGTTACTGCGGCTCTTGCCGGGTTTAAGATTTTTGACTATGTTAATACTGGCTGGACTCGTGCGCAAGAACGTGCAGAAGAAGCAAAAAATTCATTTAATGAAGCGCAACAAGAACTTGATTCTTTGAATGGTCAGAGAAATGACAATCTTTCAAAGGTTCAAGAAATCGCTGCAAAATATAACATCGAAGTCGAAGGAACTGAAACCGTTGACGAAGTAATCAATAAAATCGAATCATCTGATAAAGGTATTACTCTTGTTGACGAAGCGGAATTATCAAAAATTCAGCAAGCAAATTCGTCTCTTGATGCACAAATAAAGATTCAGGAACAATTAACTGAAGCACGAAAGCAAGTAATGCTCGATGAAACCGAAGCAGCGGCGCAAGCAGAGAAATCCTATTGGGAACACGTTAAAGAGCGTCACGGCAAAGGATTTTTTGGAACGATTGCTGCCGGGTGGGATTATCTGACCACAAACAGCGGATATTGGGGCGAAGATGGTACATATTACCAGTCTGAAGGTGACATATTCCGTGAAGGTGGCACAACTCATCTTGACCTTGCTCGTAAAAGCCTTGAATCTTTAAAAGAACAAAAAGAAGAACTGAAACAACTGGATCAGGAAATAACAGATAGTGGAGATAAAGCGACAGACGCACAAATCAAAAAGCGTCAGGAACTTGACGACTCTATCGCTGAAACAGCTTCAGAAACTTCTAAATACCTTGACACAGTTACGGACGAAATGGAAACACTCTCACAGAGTGACACAGAATTTGCGAGAAACTATGTTAAAGAAGCACAGGGCTTGTTACAAGATTTCACAAATATTGATGCAACGCCCGTTGAAAAGGCTCTTAATAATTTGGATGCATTCTTTGATGGCAGTGCCGGAAAGAACGCAATTAAAGATAAACTTGCCGAAGCAGCCAAAGAAGGAAAAGACTTACAAGGTGCGCTCGGTGAACTCGGACTATCCCTATCCGATTTGTCCGTTGATGATGTCGGATATCTGAACGACTATTTCAACGACTTGACAAAATCAGTCGAAGAAGCTACAGAAGCGACAGACAACTATCATAAGTCGGTCGAAGATATCGAAGCAGCTACGAAGTCGGAGAATCAGGACAAGGATTGGTCAACTGTACAAGGTGCATACAAAACGGCGAAAGAATTGCTCGAACAGGGCAAGACTGGCACAGATGATTTTCAGACTATGGCACAGTTCCTTAGTCCGAATAATCTTGACAAACTGGCAAAAGAAGCCGAAGAAGCCGGGGGCTATGCTGCCGATGTATATCAAAAAGCATTCCAGAATGCGCAAAAATACGGTGATCGTTGGTTTAGTGAAGATGAAACTAAATCAATGGAAAACTTTGTTGACGATTTCGCTGACAAAGGCTTGTTCAATGTCAATAAAAATGACGATATGGGCTTGTGGGATATTCAGTCTAATTTCAAGACAACCGCAGAAGCCGCAAACGAATTTGGTACAAGCGTTGAGGCAGTCGAAACCATGTTACACGGGCTTGAAGCCTATGGTTACGATTTCAGCGGAATAGCAAAATCTGGAGAACTTTTATCTGATTATCAAGTTACTCTTGATGCATTGAAGCAGACTTATGATTCAATGAACGAGGGTGACGCAAAGAATAAACTCGGACAACTGATTGAAGGTTTTGACAAAGAATATGCCGGATTTCAAGATGATCTGTCTAATCTCACAGAGGAACAGGTTGTCCATATTAAATTCGAGTATGATCTTGCAAGCATTCAAGCGGAAATCGAAAATATACGGTCGCTGATTGAGGGCGGTGACAACAGCGTTTCAAATAATGCACAACTTATCGCCACACAGGATAAATATATCTCTACCGCCACAAGCGGATTAGGACTCAATCAGGAAGGTATCAAACTGCCCGTACAATACGAGATTGCAGCGGATGCCGAAGCCAACTTAAAAGAACAACTGAAATCTGCGACTTCAGAAGAAGAAAAGATTGAACTGCAAGCAGAGATCGAAAATCAACAGCAGATTCAGCAAGATGTATTAGATACGTTTGCAAAAGAACACCCGGAGATTACGCCGGAAACAGATGTATCAGAAATCAATAGTGCGCTTGACTCAAC